GGTGATGCTACAAGGAGATTTAAAATCCGTGTAATAGATACAGAGTATGAGACACAAGTCCCTCCAAATATTAATCATAACATCAATATAAAAGTACCTTCCACTATGATGCAAGACGCATTAAATGACATGTTAATATTCAGCGATAAACTACGACTGCTCATAGATGAAAACTATCTCAAAATCATATCCGACGGAGAATTTGGAGATGTTGATATAAAATACTTGCACGGAGAAAACATTCTTGAAGTTGCACAATCAGTATACAACATTGACAAATTAAAAGACATTTTCAAGGCCAGTAAATTCAGTAAAGAATGCAAGATAGGTTTAGGAAATGACATGCCTATTGTTGTAACATTCGAACTACCAACAGGTGACGGTAGAGTAAAATATCTTCTCGCACCTAGATTGGAGCAAGATTAATTATGTTAACCATTTTAATAAACTATATATTTGTATTAGCTTGTGGAATCTTCATTGGCGTTGCATTCGCCTTTGAAGTATTCCAAAACCAACTACAAAAAGCAATAAACAACTATTACATATGCAAATACCTATCCGAATATGACTGGAGCAAAGACAATGAAATTCCAAATAGAAATAGATCATCGAGAAAACGATGAAAGAATACAAGAAGCAGCATACTATTACAAAAGCAAAGGAGACGATGTAAAAGTCAAAGAACTATTAGTAGGAGACTATGTTTTCAACAACCAAGTGGCCTTTGAGTATAAAACAATGAACGACTTCATCCAAAGCGTTGAATCCGGAAGAGTCTTTAACCAAGCGATAGACCAATCCGCTCAATATTCATATCATTTTGTGATAATTGTTGCAAGCGACAAAGAAAAAGAAGAATATCTTGATGGATTCGATGAAGAAGCATATGTATTCGGATGGGATAATTATGACGGAGCTATTGCTCGATTGAACACATTTACAACTGTTAAGGAATGTTCAACTGAAGAAAGAGCAATACGATTCATGAGACAACAAGCAAGAAAATGCTTAGACAACAAAAAAGTCATAAAAAGATTAAAACAGAAAACAGACAACCCTGCTTTCAACTGGTTAGCATTGGTTAAACACATTGGCGATGATACCGCAGAATTAATCGTTGAAAACAAAGATTTATACTCTTTAACAGATTTACTGGAGTTAGATAATAACAGTCTACAGGAAATAAAAGGGATAGGAAGTAAAACAGCAGGTATTGTTATGAGGTCCATTAAAGGAAAAAGGAGAGAATGAAAAATGGAAGTGAAAACTTGTATTGATTCTCCAAGCATTGGAGATGAAATTAAAGAAATTATTGGAGGATTATCCGATATTGAGAATTATGTTTTAAGTTTACAATTAGATTACAAGGATACCAATACTCTTTTTTATTTAAAACATTTGCAGTTAATTGAATTCCGTAAAGATATGCTGCATATTGCTCAAGAGAAAAATTGTCATGTTTTCATTAGTTATGAAAATATTGTGGAATATGCTGTGATTAATGCTGAAGATGTTATTAATTTAGGAGTGATCTAAAAATGGGATTTGAAATGCCTGAGCAGTCTTTTTATAACGGAAGATGTATACCAGTACCATTAGTTGGAGATGAATTGGAGCAGTTTAAACAGAAGTTAATAAAAGAGATGCATTCATCACCTGATGGTTCTATTAGTTTAGGAGTTTCTGATAAAGAATTAGAGCAATATCAACAAGATTTAATAAAAAGTATTAGCAAAGGAGCGGATAATATGGAAGACATACCAATGAATATTAGAGAACTTGAAGAAAAACATAAAAATGAACCAACTAAAAGATTAGCTGAACCGGACTATTATGCAGGCAATGGATTAAGTCCATTGGAAGCATTCAAAAAAGGATTACTATCACGTGAAGAAACAATAGGATTCATCAAAGGAAACATAATCAAATATGTTACAAGAGCGGGGCATAAACATAATGCTTCAGAAGACATGGTTAAAGCAATTGACTACTGCGGTCATTTGAAAAAAATATACGAAGATGAAATGAGGGTAAGATATGATGAATGAAAAAGAAGCAAAAGAAATGCTAACCCAAGTATTCATTGATTATTTTGCATTAAGAGTCGATGGAGTAAATGAAAATCATCTTAACGAAATAAGAGAATTAAGAAGTAATAATTTCAAAGAATTAGTTGATAATACCTTTGAAAATGGAGAGCATACTATCGGAGGAGTATTCTTTTTAAATTATCAAGGTGGAAAACATTACAACTTATCTATAAAATTAAAAGAAATAGAAGGTGAATAATAATGGTTAATATTTGTGGAAAATGCAAACACTTCATGAGAAGCGAAACAACCAATGATGGATATTTTTATCATTACTGCAATAAAGCAGATGAACTATTCCCACCACAACCAGAGGAATCTGAACCACAACCAGACTCAGCAGAAAAAACAAAACATGAAGTACCAATATTAAAAATAAAATTCAATGACGCTGCATGCCAATACTATGAAAAAAGGAGACAATAAACAATGTACGAATTACTGAAATTCAACAAAAAATACTACGCAGATATCATATCTGGAGTAAAAACACAGACCATCAGAAAACATAATAAAAAATTCAAAGATGGTGAAATAGTAAAAGCAATCTTCCCAGGAAGTGAAAATGAATGCTTTATCCAAATAACCCACTCCGGTTATAAGCAATTCAAATATGTGAATGATGAAGATGCGAAAAGAGAAGGATACACATCTGTTAAAAAATTAAAATCAGAACTATTAGACATCTATCCGACTTTAGATAATCTCACACGAATTTATTATATTCAATTTAAAGTAGTTGATGACATTGCATGAAAAAGTACATTGGTATGTCCGCACATGCTGGGACAGTTACCGTTGTGCGGACAAGAAAGAAATTGAAAGAATAATTAATGAAGTAATAGCAGAAAACCCTGATGAAACAGATTATGTTAAATTAGGAGTAAAAGCTAAAAGAAGATGCATAGGAGAGTTATAGAATGGTATACCTTGATTCAGTTAAAATAAAAGAATGCATAGACATAGAAAAAATAACAAAAGACACCGTAACACTTAATGTAGATGGAGAAAAATTAATACGCCAAATATACGAAGACTTGAAAATCGAATTATCTACAACAGCAGATTACCCTACACTAATATTCCAAGGTGCTCCATTTGTTAAATTCTATCCAAATGAAGTATTCAAAGAAGAAGCATGCCACCAATTAGCTATTGAAACAATGCACAGATTAAACAGTCAAATACGAACTCAACTAAACATCAAAGACTAATGGGGGGGATACTATGACAGTAATAGTGGCCGTGAAAACAGATGAACATATCATCATAGGTGCGGATAAAAGAGTAATTGAAGACGATACAATAGTCTCAGAAGAATCATCAAAAATACTAATAAAAGATTTGACCATTGAAAATTCCCATACAATAAAACATGAAAAATTCTTAATAGCATTCAGCGGATTATACACCTTATTTGAATTACTTAAAACATTCACCGTACCACTTAAAAATTCCAATGAATCTTTTATAGAATATTTATATGATAAATTTGTTCCTTCATTAAATTCCTATCTGCAAGAATACCAGTTCATCCGAAGCTATAATAATGGACAAACAGGTGTGGAATGGGAACTACTCCTAGCATATAAAAACCAGTTATTCAAAGTAGAATACAACCTTGGAATCTTCGAAATCACAACCCCATATTATGCTATTGGAGCACCAAGAGATATTGCATTAGGCAGCCTATACACAACCAATCAAGATGACTACATAACATCAAAAGGATACATTGTAGCAACCGCAATCAGAGCATGCGCAGCACACAACATCCTATGCAATGATGACTTCGAACTATACACAGTAAACACAGACGGGAAAATAGAACAAATCAGGTGATACCCTATGAGTGAAAGAGACATTGATTTCTTATTAGATTTATATAAACAACCCTATGTGAAAGGTGAAAAAAGAAGCAATGATACAAAAAACAAGATTAACATTGAAAGCAAAAGGAAAAACCGACACTTAATACTAGATGAACTGTTACTGGAAGCAAAGATATTAGTGCTAACTCCAAATCAGAAACAATTAGTAAGAGATTTAATAGATGATTTCAATTCTGATTTCCAGAACCTGCACCGTCAAGCAAGTGAAGAATGCATTATACTTGCTTTCATATTCTTTGTGAAAAAATTAGAAACTCCAAGAATCAAGTTATCCAATTACAGGATCACTAAAAAATATAAGTTAACAGACCAAATCTTTGAGAACATTTTATGCAGATTAGCTTTGAAATTCATGCAGCGTGTTCCAATTGTACCTCGTCAAACCAGTAAAGATGCGCATGATGTTTTAATAAGAGAGGGTAAACGATGATTAGAGCAGATAATATTACTTTAAAACCACCTATGTGCATGGTGGACCAAAATCGTGAAAAAAATGAGGAAGTGGATAGTTTACTGGATGCTTTAGCAGAATTCTTTAGTCAACGCAATGTGGTTTTTCTTGCGGATTTAACTGTTTCTAATAATGAATGGGAAGATATTAAGGGAGGTCGTAAAAGAAAGGATTTCACGTTCCCGTTGAATAGTCTTGTTAAAGTGGAAGTTTATTCGGATAAATTGATTTTTAGTTTGTTGGATGGTAGTGTGCATGAGATAGTTATTGGTAAGAATTTTTTCTGGTTTTTTGAGTGGGAGCCTGCTTACTATGACTAAAACTCTTTTTGTCATCTTATTCTTTTTTTTATAAAAAAAGAATCAAAAAAAGTTTTATACTGATATGTAATCTATATGTACTAGTATAAATATATTACTTATTTTTTTAGGGTATTGACTAGTCAAGACTGGAAAAGATTATAAAGTCAGATTAATCTTTCCAGGACGATGTAACTTACTAATATAAGAGATTATTAGTATGTGTGATGAAATTCCTGAAGATGAAATAGAAGAAGTCGAAAATACTGACAAATGTCCCGAATGCAAGACATTAACAATAGTCCGTAGTGAAGACCGCAGCTATGAATACTGTACAAAGTGTGGTTTAATCACCCGTGCTAGTTACAACTATAGCGCCGGAATCAAATTCGACTTACCATATGGATTACTCATCATATAAATACTAGTTTTTTATTCTTATCATTTGATTACCTCAATTAGAGATGAAAAAAGGAGTCAAGAGAGTAAAAAAAAGAGATTTTTCGTTTCCAGGTACTTTCATCAAAAAACTTTGCTTTTTCGAATTTCATATACAAATTTTTACTTCCACATTTTCTTTTTTTTACTCCATTACTCCCTTTTTCATATATCAAGATGTTATGGGCGAACCATAACACCAAAAAAATGTTGTATTCTTTAATTTCGATTAAAAAAAACGTATTGCATCTAAGAATTTCATATTTGGTGTTATAAATAGGCTGAGGGGGTGCAAATCCTCTCCATAACACTTTACAACTAATTTTTTTTATGAAAAAAAACTAAAACAAAGTGATTAACCATGGTTGAATCTTTCAAATATAAAAGTAAAATAGCAACAGCAATAGCATTCATAGCTATGATAATAGTAAGTCTCGGAAAAGATGGATTGACACAAATCATACCAGAAGAATATATCTGGATAATACCTATATTAACAGGCGTGGCATCATGGATTCTAGCGCAAAAAACAGAAGACCACAGAGTCGTTGTAGCAGAACAAAAAGCAATCGAAGATTATAAAAATGAATTCGAAAATGATGTTGATCCAACTATCAATGAAGATGAAATATTAACCTATGATGATGCTGATATGGTAGTTGGTGATGAAAATGAAGGCTGCTAAACCTGATGAAAACATCATTGAAGACATTGACCCAGCCGGAGAATACGAAGAACTAACAGGTGATAACAATGACACCACCAGTTAGTCAAGACCATCCAGGATGCTTATACGAAGAAAGATTCGCAAACCTCGAAAAAGAAAATGCGGAACTAAAAGCACGAATGGATAATAAAAAAGAAGACATTCATAACATCAACAAAGAACTTACTACAGACAGACAACAACAGATTGAACTCATTGAGAAGGTTACTGAAGTGACAGTTCTATTGAAAGCAAGTCAAAAATCAAGAGATGAAAACAACAAAGATATTGAAAAGAAATTCAAAGACCTTGAAGAAAAATTCGACAAGGTATCAGATGAATTAGCTGAAACCAAACAAGAGTTAACTGATTTCACAGCATCACAGAGAAGTTTCCGTAATACGGTTGCTATTGGTGCGCCAATCATTATTAGTATTGTTGTTGGTGTGTTATTCAAATTTATATAAATTTTATTTATTTATTATTATTTTTTTAATGCTCATTAAATCATGATTTAATGAATATAAGGGTTTGGTATATATCGATATTTTAATCGGAGGACAACTAAAATGCAAATAGAAAAAATAAAAATCATTGATATATCCCCAGCAGGATACAACCCTAGAACAATCACAGCTGATGAAAAAACAAGACTCAAAAATAGTATTGACCACTTTGGAATAGTCGAACCAATACTAATAGCCCTGCAAAATAATAATCAGATCATCGGAGGACATCAAAGATTCCAAATATTATGGGAACAATACCTCCTCGACAATGACTTATATGCAGAACTAAACTTATTGAAGTTAAATGATTCATACGGATGGGTATTCCCAGACAATGACATCACACTAGACTCCGAGGACATGGAAAAAGCCCTCAACCTAGTATTAAACAATACCAAGGTCATGGGTAGTTTCGATGAAGACAAACTCGTTCAAGTCTTCACTGATTTAACTGAATCCGGCTTCAACACAAGTTTAACAGGATTCAACAATGAAGATATTCTCGGATTCCAAGGATTAACAGAAACTACTACAGTTGAAGAAACCTCAACAGTAAAAGAAGAGGACATCAACCTAGACACTAATATGATAATCCCTGAAGACGAACCAGAATACGATGAATCCATAGCTGACGGTATTGAAACAGTCACTTGTCCAAGGTGTGGGTATGAAATCCCAAAACAAGACTACTCAGAAACCTAAGGTTATATCAACATTCAGCGGATGCGGAGGTTCCAGTTATGGATATAAGTTAGCAGGATACAAAGTCCTGCTAGCAGTTGAAATGGACACACATGCCGTAGCAACATACCAAAGAAACTTCCCCAATACACCAATCTACTATGGTGACATCCACAAACTAAGTGTTGAAAAAGTCCTTGACATAACCGGATTAATACCAGGAGAACTAGACCTCTTCGATGGGTCACCACCATGTCAAGGATTCAGTACTGCTGGAGCCCGTGACTTCTGCGATACCAAAAACCAACTATACCATGAATACGTCCGACTACTAAGAGGATTATATCCAAAAACATTCGTAATGGAAAATGTATCTGGTATGGTTAAAGGCAATATGAAGATCATCTTCAAAGACATCCTACACGAATTGAAAAACTCAGGTTATGATGTCAAAGCCAAACTGATGAATGCACAATACTACAATTGTCCAACAAGTCGGCAAAGAATGATATTCATAGGAGTCCGTAAAGACCTTGGTATACCAGCGTCACATCCAAAACCTCAAAATAAACCAATAACCTGCAAACAGAGTATTGGACATTTGGAGGGTAAGATTAAACCTAACAATTCAAGCATCACAAGATATGCAAAATATCTTAAACCTGGTCAGAAAAGTGGTGATGTTCCAAACTTCCCAACAAAGACCAGAGACATATATCGTTTACTGCCAAATAGGCCATGCCCAACCATAACCAGAAAACCTCAATTAGTTCACTATAAAGAAAATCGTGAATTAGATGTGAAAGAATTAAGCATACTTCAAAGTTTCACATATGAGGATAATGAATTCAATTGGATTGGTTCGGATAATCAAGTCAAAGAAAGGATTGGTAATAGTGTACCACCTAACTTGATGAGGGCCATTGCAGAGCATATCCGAGTGAATGTCTTGGAAAAAATTTCATAAATTTTTTTTTTATTGTATCAAGTTTTTCAAGTATTAAAAAAAAAGAGAGGGAGGAATACTATATGGCTAAGTCTAAATTAACTCCAGAGTTGCAGAAGAAGTTTTGTGACGCTATTGAGAATGGGGATAGTATTCTTGGTGCATGTGGATATGTGGGAATAGATGAGTCCACTTATTATAAGTGGATGAAAAAAGCAGAGGAAGCTAAAGGCAGAAGTAAATTTGTTAAGTTCAAAGAATGTGTTGATAAAGCGAAAGCAAAAGCATTGCATAATTTTGAACAAGTGATTACAAGGGCAAGTACGGAACATTGGCAAGCTGCAGCATGGATGTTAGAGCGTAGGCATCCTAACATGTATGGTAAACGAGATAAAATCGAAGCTGATGTTACACATAAAGGTTTATCTGGTCTAGCTGATGCTATATCTGCAAGTAAAGAGAAGCATAGGCGAGAAGATGAGGCCGAGTAAGAATTATTTTGAATATGGTGAGTTTGGAAGAACTGCCATTAATTTTCTTGAAAATAGTAATGCTTGGATTAACATTGCCCATGGATCAGTCAGGTCTGGTAAGACTATTACATGTAATGCCAGATGGTTAACATTTCTTGCTGAATCTGATTCTGATGAATTCTTGATATCTGGTAAGACATCATCATCTTTGAAAAGAAATGTGATTAATCCATTAATAGCTATGATGAATACTGAGGATATTCCTCATGAATTCCGAGCTCATGATGGTGAATTGTATATTGAAGATAAAGTATGCTATTGTATGGGTTTCAATGATGAGAAAGCTGTTGATGTTATTGCAGGTATGAGTGTTGGTGGGTGGTATGCTGATGAGATAGCAAGATGTCCGCAATCTGCAGTTGAAATGGCAATCAGTCGATGTTCTGACATTGGAGCTAAAATGTTCTGGAACACCAACCCAGATAGTCCTTACCATTACATTTTCACTAATTACATTAATGACAAGGAATTATTGGAAGCCGGAACTGTCAAGACATGGAAGTTCCTCTTGGATGATAATCCTAATTTACCACCGGAATATGTAGAAGAATTGAAACGTGTTAATCAGAAAAGTGAAGTCTTCTACAAAAGAAATATATTGGGTGAATGGGTTATTGCCGAAGGAGCAATCTATGACATGTTCGACACAAAACAGAATGTCTTCACATGGAATTACCTGAAAGATGAATTCCCAGATAATCAACGTATTCATGAAATCAATTTATGCTGCGACTATGGTGTTAGTACCGTTACAACTTTTGGAGTGATGGGAATACATCGTGACATGGCACATGGTAACACCTACTACCTGTTAGAGGAAACTTATTATGACAAAGAAGACATCGGTGTAGCGCAATCAGATTCCGAAAGAGTTGATGACATTGTAATGTTGCAAGACAAATATCACTTGGACAGCAACAGTACAATATTTTTACCTCACGATGCAGCAAGTCTGAAGACTGCTTGTCAAAAAGACAGTCGTGTTAAACTCAAAATCAAAACCTATGCACCAGATACATATGAAGACATCAAGAAAACTCAAGATTTATTCAATAATAACAAATTCCTAATACATCAAGACTGTACTAACAGTATCAGTCAAGCTCAAACTTACAGTTGGGATAAAAAAGCCCAACAACGTGGTGAAGATAGACCATTGAAACTAAACGACCATTGCCCAGACATGTGGCGTGGCGGATTATATGGTCCAGCTAATACTACAAATAATGCAACACCATTAGGTGTAATCTACTTCTAAAAAAAAATTAATGAATAGGAGACATGTTTATTATGTTAGATAATTTCCGTATGAATATGAAATCCAAATTCTGGAATGCTGTAATGCCAGTACTCCGAAAACCATATGAGGATAGCTTATTCCAACAATATATTCGTGATTATCATTTTATATTCAATACAGTAAATAAAACAGCTGGACATTATGGTTTCTTCAAACAAGCTAAAAATAATCCATATGTCTACAGTTGTGTAAACGCAATCAGTGATACTTTCCTGATTAATGGATTTAAAATTAATAATCCTGATGATTTCAAAGTGAACATCAATAATAGAAGATATTTAACTAACTTGTTTAATCATCCGGTATCTAATGAATCCAGTATCACTTTCCCTGTATTCATCAAACAAATCGTAAACAGTCAAGAACTCGTTGGTGATACTTTTATTGAAGTCAACTATGAAGAATTTGATTTTGACCATAACAATTATCATATCATTAATGGTTTGCAGTATATTCCTGCAAGTCTCATCAGATACTTTGATGATACAGATCAGTACGGTTTTCGTAACAAGCCTCATATCCGTTATGAGCCGGATGAGTTGATTCATATCTATGAACCTTCAACGGAATTTCATGACAGTAAGTTTGGAGTGTCCAAATTAGAGACAATTCAAAAGCCATTGTTGATGATGTTTCTGGGAATGGATTACAATCAGAAACTCATGGAGAATGAGGGTATTGACCCTACAGCGATATTGGCTTTTGATAAGGATATGGATAATGATGAGTTCAATACTGAACTTTTAAGATTACAAGCTATGATCCAATCTGAAGTTCGTAAACGTGGTGGAATGTTGGCTGTTAAAGGAGCCAGTTATCAGTCTGCGAATATGAATAACAAGGATATGGATTATGTTAATATGATGAACATGTGCAGAGACATGATAATCAGTTTATTCCGTGTTCCTCCGGCTATTGTGGGAATCATTGAAACTGCTAACCTTGGAAGTGGTAATGGTGAAGCTCAAAAGGAACAGTTCAAAAATGTGATGAATGCAAAGGCCAAATTTTATGAAGCTGGATTCAACAAAGCATTGGGCCGTAATGGGTTTAATGAGGTTTTCCAGTTTAATGAGATTGATATTGAAGATGAATTGAAACGTGCTAACATTGAATCTATACAGGTAAGGGATGGTGTGCGTACTGTTAATGAAGTTCGTAAAGATTATGGATGGGAACCAGTTGACTGGGGGGATTACCCACTCAACAATACCAGTTCCAATGTTGATGAGTTTAATATGAAAAGCTTAGAAAATACTCAAAGATACAAAAACAACTTATACAAATCCGGATTACTTGAAAATTGGATGTTTTAAAAATGATACCTAACATTACAGACTTACATATTCCAAATGATAAAAAGTTAAGTCGTGGAGAGCAAGAATATCTTCGCAGATTATTATCTGGTTTGGATAATCAAATGCTAACTGCTGCTGAATGGTTAGGTACAGATGAAGCTAAGAAATTTTTCAATACTCAACAAAGTGAGATAAGGGAATTCTTCCAGGAGTCCGGAATCAGACAACAACTTCGTGACATTATTGATTATAATGCAAGTGATAGTGATGATCTGATTGAAAAATTTTACAAGGTTGGTTCACAGTTGGGTTACAGAGACATTCATAAAAAGTTACTGTATACTCCTGCAGATAAAAAAGCATTGTTTCATGTGACTCAGTATAATTTTGATTTGATAAGAGATTTGAATAATCAATTGTTTGAGGGTATTCAAGAGACAATATTTAATACTGTTGCAGCAGGTCATGGTGCCGATGTAACCACACGTGAAATATTAAACCTTGGAATCAAACCTCTACCAATACGAAATAAAAAAGGTGAAGTTGTCCGGTTGATTTCTCCTCGTGCAAGAGCAAGGATGATTGCCCGTACTGAACATGCAAGAGCAGTTAATACAGGTACTTTACAGGCTTATGCTAATTATGGTGTGGAGCATGTTGAGATAATTACTGTTGGAGATAGTCATGTTTGTGATATTTGTCTTGATTTAGCAGATAATAATCCTTATACTCTACAGGAAGCAATGTTATTGTTGCCCGCTCATCCAAATTGCAGATGCAGCTATGGACCAGTAGTGGAAACCCCATTGTATTTCCCTGAAGACAATCCCGTTATCATTGACTTAACTCAAAGAATGACATTGCCTAATGCTACTGCCTAGAGTGTTACAAAAAAGTCAATGTTATCATATAACTATATCATGGTGATGAACTTACTTTTCATCCACAAAAAAAATGGTGTGTGTTTTTTTATAAAATATATTTTCTTCTGTCAAAAAAATCTAATATATTTTCAAAAATATAAGACCATATTTTAATCTCCGAAATTTTAAGGATATAAAAGTACGAATTTGGAGTTTTCTTATAGACCATTTTTGTGGTGGTTTCTCCATTATCAAAAAACCACCTCCTCCTATAAAATATATTTATTTTATTTTCATCGTTTTTACATCAAAATAGTTTCTATGAGAATAAAGGAGGATTAATCTCCTCCTTTTTTTTCCTCCAATATCTATCATGGTCATTTCGCTACCTTTTGTGACTCCACCTGGAACAAGTGGCTAAACTATTCCACACATAATAGATTCGTCCGGTAAACCTCCAAAAAAAACTGGAGAAAAAAAATCGTTTTCTAAATTCGAACACAAAAATGCATTAATCACCGCTATGACCAACATTACAGAGGATTAAAAAGTTAAGTCAATAAACTGTCCTATTTTATCCTCCAAACATAACTGCCTATTTTTTGTGCATTTTCCGCAACAATAAAATGTAGCTCTATATGTGCTTTAAAAACACGTAATCTACAAAACGCCCTCCTCTTTTACATCTGCGTAATATTAAGGGAAAACCAAAAAAAAATATTCCAAGTTTTTTTTTTTGAAAAATGTTTTTCCCCAAAATTGTTCCTCATCGTTTTTGGGGTTTTTTTCATTTTTCAAACCTTTTCAAAAATTAGTCAAACATGTTCTTTTTTAACTTTTAAGCTAGTGAAAAGAACACCCCTTTTAAATTAAACATTTTTTGTGATACAAAATGACAACCGAAGCTTTAGAGTATCGTGTCTACGGATTACCCATCGAGGCAAAATCCTATGACATGAACGACGATGGAACATTAACAATTGTAGGTGTTGCATCAACCACCAACAAAGACTATGCTAATGAAATAGTATCACCAGAAGTTTTAGAATCATTAGCACAGCAAGCCGTTGGAATCAACATATATCGAGACCACAACCGGCATTACGATGGTGGAATAGGAGCAGTTACCCGAGCATGGGTAACTGACAATCAACTTTGGATCGAAGGAAAAATCCTATCAGAATATGCACCTGGAATTAAAGAGCGCCTTGACATAGGTATGAACTTTGGTTTCAGTATATCCGGATTCCCTAAGAAACAAAGAACTCCAGAAGGCCTACTGATTGTTGATTATGACTTGAAAGACATTACCTTAACTTACATCCCAATGAACTGGGATACCTACGGTACTGTTGAGTATAAATCTCAGAATTTGATAGCCAGCAATTGTTTGACTGGTGCATGTTATCATGCGTTAAATGATGGTGAAATTATGAGTGAAGAAGAAACCAAAACTGAGCCTATTCAAGAAGAACCAGTAATTGATGAAAAAGATATGAATAACGATGCTGGTTTATCTGATGCTCAAAAAAATGAAGTGAAAGATATAATGAATGAGGTTATAGCTGAATTAGAACCTCGTATTATTGAAAATCTTAAACCTGAACTTGAAAGCATGGCAGATTCTGCTGCCAATAAAGCTGCTGAAGAAGTGGCTAATAAGATTGTTGCAGAATTAAAAGCTACTACTACTGTTCAGGAAGAAGATACTGTTGAAGAAAAAGAATTGCCAACAGAAGAAGAGGAAATTGAAGAAGTTTCTGAACCAGTTGAAACACCTATTGAAGAGGAAGATAAATCTGAAGCAGGTGCAAGTGAACCTACAACCGGTGACCTTGAAGAAGAAGATAAAGTTGATTCAGAAGAAGTTGAAGAATCCGAACCAGAAGAAGAGGAAATTGAAGAAAAATCATTGGATGAAATAGTCCATAATGAGATTGTTAAACAATTCAATGAGAAATTTAGTGAAAAATCTATTTCTTCCAAATTTAACAGGTTCAAAAAAGAATCTAAAACAAAAACTGATTCTGAAACTAAACCTAAGCGTGATGCTTACGGCAGAAACCTCAATTACATCTAAAAATTTAATTTAATGTTTTAATTGTTTGTATTTTTATTTTTTAAACAAAAAACTATTTGATACTTACTCTTTTTAGCAAAAAACTAAATCCCAGTTAGCTAATGCTAGGATTACCTTTTAAAAAATATTCTTTTGCTAAAAAGGAAGACCATTTTAAAAAACACCTATTATGGAGGATATTTTTTATGTCAACTACAATTGAAGAAAAAATTTTAAGTCAAGAAAATTTTAACATGAAATTTGCAGACGCAGCTTTCAATGCTTCTGGTGACCTCAACCCTGGTTGGGCTGAACCTACCTTTGATGACTTTTTCACCAGAGTAACTGATGAACCTGTATTACTCGAACAATCCAGAGTAATTAAAATGAGATCATTACAACATGATATTGATGACCTCGGTATTGAATTAGATTTCGACATTCAAAGAAATGCATCCACCGGTGCTTCTACTGGTTTAACCAGTAACGAAACCGCACCAGTATTAAAAAGGAAACAATTATTAGCTCAACCTTTACAAGCTAAAACCATTATTCCTTTAAACTTCATCGATGAAAACATTGAAGGCGAAGACTTCCTTGCTAAATGGTTAGGTTTATTAGGTACTGAAATGGGTCCTGCTATGGAAAGATACGGTATCTACGCTGACACTAGTGTTGCCACTCAAACTGGTGAAAGAACTGGTTTCACTGCAACCAATGGTTTACTTGCTCAAGCAAAAGCTATTCAAGCAGATGCTACTACTGATGCTGAAGGTTTCGCACCATTAGTATACAGTAATACTGCATTGGATGGTTTACTTGATGCAGCAGAAATCTACGTTGAACAAGACGGTAACATGAAAAACGCTAACATTGTTGTCCCACCTTCCATGTACACTAAACTTGTAAGGGACATTGCAGCTCGTGAAGACAACCTTGGAGAAGCAGTCCTTAAGGATGGTAAAATCCCAATGGTTATGGGAATGGAAGTTAAACAAGACAACATTCTCAGAAGCACCAGACATGGTTGGGACAATCAAAAATTCAACACAACCACCGGTAAAATGGCTGGTAATGGTTCCAACATTGATAAATTAAGGTACGCTTTCATTGGTGAACCTTCCAACATCGTATTTGGTATGATGCGTGATATGGATGTTTTAAACCAATTTGATATTGATGAAATTGGTTACAAAGTAGTTGGTCTTGCTAAAGCTGACGCTAAAATCCATTACGACCAAGACACTCTTGTTGTACCTTACACTAAAAATGCAAAATCTAACTCCTAGATTTTGCCCATATTTTTTTTTTAAATTTGGAGCGTGCTTATTTATGGTTAGATTTAATGATTTATCTACAAAACAAAAAGCTAGTAAGGAAGACCGTTTTGATGTTCTTGCTGCTGAAATTGAAGCTGCTGAAACTGGTGAATCCAGTATTTCTGAAGATGTTGCTACTTTGAAAACTACTGTGGGCAAAGCATCTGGTGACGGTGCTGGTGGTTTAGCTAAAGATATGGTTGATGTTAAAGCTGCAATTGGTGATGCAGATGAACCTGCTGAAGGTACTATTCTTGCAAGATTAGCAGCATTGGAAAATAATGGATAAAAATTAATTTCATATTATTTTTTTTTATTATTATTTTTTTTTTAAATGAAAAACTGGGAGGAATTAAAATTGGCAATAATTACTCCTGAAGACTTGAAAACATTTTTAGAATTACAAGGGATTGCTAGTTCTGAATTAGAAGACTTAACTGTATTGCAAAGTTTAATTGATTTGAAGAAAGAGGAGATTATTGCATTGACTGGTTTGCCAGTTGATCCAGTAACTCGAAAACAAATCATTAAACGTTTCAGAGGGGATGTTTTCGAAACGGATTGGTATCCTATTTGTAAAGTGGATTCTTTTAAGATTGATAATGTTGAATTAACTGTTGATGAAGACTATATCATTGATGAAACTGCGGGAATATTCTATCTTACTCGAATCAGACAAGGCCTATTGGTTATTGAATATCATCAGAAAATATCTGATGATGTGATTGCGGGTAAGATTAATCCTTTGATTTCTGATATGGTTTTCTATCATCTTTCTAATGATAATAAGGATATGGGAGAGATTACTTCCATTCATGAAATGGACACTAGTGTTAGTTATGATACTAAGAATAATCTTGGTAGTCGTATTTACAGTCGTATTGATGCATTGAAACAGATTAATTGTTATTCTCCAAAAGTTAGATGGTTGTGATGAGGATGGTGTATTTCCCTAATGTTGAATTAGAGTTATATGAATATACTGATTCTCTCACAGAATTCAATTCTTATTATGAACCATTGCGAGAATACACACTTAAAGAGACTGTTCCGTGTAATTTCCAACCTATGACTCCTAATGATTCCTTGAAAGAGTTTGGTGAGATTTTAACTGACACTTACAAGGCCATTATTGATTCTAATGTTGAGGTTAATCCTCGCATGTTGGTTAAAGTCAAAGGAGAACCTGACACTTATGAGATTACCGGAACCCCTATGGTTAACACTCATTTTACACCTACACGACATACGAAACTTGTTCTTAAAAAACAACGGAAACCTACAAAGGTGATTACCGATGATTGATGTTGATGTTGAAATTGAGCCTAGTTTTCGTAAGAAGATAAATAGGTCGATTATCAAAGAGTGTGAAGCTATAACTGTCAAGAACACTACTTTGGAAGCGGAATCTCGTTGTAAAAAGATTTGTCCTTATGATACAGGGGCTTTGATGAGAGGTCATTCCACTTCAATATCTCCTGAGTTGGGTACTGTCAGGAACCGGCAGGATTATTGGGTGTTTGTTGTTTTTGGAACCAGTAAAATGGAAGCTCGTAACTATCCGCAAGTTGTTGTTAATAGTTTGTATAGTGAGAATTACATGAGTAGAACTTTTAAAACTCAATTGGCTAAAAAAGGAGTGCTTGAATAAAATGATTAAACCAATACAAGCATTATTAAAAATACTTCAAGGAAGAATCGTTTTAAACGATGGTACTCCAGTCAATGTGATAAAAAGAGACTACCCATATGACCATACTCCATGCATTACGATTGACGATTCCGGTGGAACTGCAACTATCAACAAACACATCACAAACCGTGACTACACTATACCCGTCACTCATCCTCAATATGACCCTGAACAGCCTGATAAAACTATTTCTCAACAAGTCATACAAGAACAATTAGCAATAGACTTAGGAGTTCACATCTGGTGTGATGATGAACATCAAAGAGAAGAAATCACCAATAAAGTCAGGACATTATTTTACATGGTGCAATCGGATCATTACAAATTCTGCCAACAATACGATAATGGAAACTGTACATTTCTCGATACAGAATGTAAAGTGAACCCTCATTCTATAAGGGGAATTAAAAACCAATGCCCCAAACCATACGATTATCATTACAAAAACATTTTCACAGCATTTGATATTATAAGAGCAACATTCCACGTTGCTCCACCTTATAATCAAGACGATACAACTACTAATCCACCTGTATTGCGAAGTATTATTCGAGTCTACTTTAGCTACTACGAATATTATAATATCGGTGGTGCAGTCAGTGAAAACTTACATGTTAATGAGGACTTATTATGACAAAAAAGACTAAAAAGGAAACCTCAGAAGAAAAATTCACCTTAGTGGAATTAGTGTCTAATTCCGATTTGCACTACCCACTCATTATAATGAATCTTTCTCGTGCAGGTTTACTCAGACAATATGAAGAAGAAGTTGAAGTATACGGCCGTTTAGACATTGAGCCAAGTATGACTTTAACTGAATTTAACAAAATTATGGAGGCCTAGATATTTATGCCTATTACAAAACGACCAGGTTTGTATCTTAATGAAACTACTGAGTTTGAATTACAGGGAAATGGTGGAAAAATCCCAGTATGGATTGGTAAAACTGGGAATTCAGCTGCAACTGGTTATAAAGTTGATGGTACTCAAGTATTAACTTTTAGAAACTGGGGAGAAGTGAACCGTACTATTGCAAATGGTGGAATTGGAACTGATACTTCTACTAACCCTTTATTAGCTGCATTAAAAGACTTTTTTGAAGAAGCTGAAGTCAGGTCAAGTGAACAGATTGGAATTCCATACATCTATGTTATTGATGTAGGTGCAGGAACCAGTAAAGATGTATGGTTAGCAGCATTAACTACTGCTAAAACAATGCGTAAAGCTACCATTGAATTTTATGTTGGAGCAGAAAGCATAACTGACAATAACTATACTATAAGTGATTTCATTGCAGCTGCATGTGCAAGTATCAGTACTGAAACTGCAAACTTAAATCTTCGTACAGCATTCACCACCAAAGCCGGTGCTAGTGATGCTCAATTAATTGCTTTAAATCCAAATCCTGGAGGAATATTAAAATCAAGATTTGGTTTAATTGAACCTGATTTCTTTGGAAAACATGCTGCAAGATTATGCTGCACCCCATATTATATTGAACCTGGTTTCTTACCATTCCGTAGTGTTGAACCTGGTGAATTCAAAGCCAGAACTGATGCTGAAATTTTAGCATTGCAAAATGCAGGTATTATCTTTGGTACTGATGAGGTTGTTGATGACCTTGTTGTATGTAGAATTAATCTCAGTACTTCCACAGCTTTTGCTTTAAACCCAAGACCTGCAGACAGTTTATTCCATGCTAGATTTAATGCAGATCACTTGTTACGTGAAGTGTTCAAAGCAGTTTTCAGTCAAATCAAAGCAAATGAAACTGCATCATATCTTGTTAAAGCACAGACCAAAGTTGATGCAGTAATTGATGATGAAGTTGAAGCTGAAAGAATGATTGCTTACAACAGTGATACTGGAGACGGAACCAAATTAACTCTTGTTGAATCTGATTCTGAAGAATATGATATGGAGTTAAACGGTCAAATCCAAGGAATCAACTGTACTAATGCAATTCTTGTGAACGTTAAAATTAAAAACCCTGCTGTAAAAGCAATAGCAACTAGTTAAAGGTGGTAATAATGGCTGATACTATTTATTATGGTGAATCTCAATTAATGTTTGGTGATATTGAAATTGTATGTGAGTCATTTAAAATTTCTTTCAAAATGGATAGTGACGATTTGACCGCTACTAATAGTTCCACCCCTTACGGCACTCAATTCGGTAAAGAAACCGTTGAGGCAGAGGCAAGTGGTATTGACCCAGCATTAAGAAAACCATTGAAAAAAGCAATGGAACAAAAAATCAGAGATACTCTTGCTTCATATGATTTTGAAGAATCTACAGGAAATCTTATTGAAGATGATGTCTTGTATGGAGCATATGTTAAAGAGTTAAGTAAAGAGAATGCTGTTAAACCTTTCAGTATCAAATTTGGTGCTACTGGTTATAAGAAACAAAGTTAAATATCCCATTAATTTTGTTTCTTTTATTTTTTTTAAATTTTTTTTTGGGATTTTTATTATTATTATTATTTTTTTTTAATGGATTATTTTTTTTTGAGGAGGACATGTACATGGCAAAAGACAAAAAAGCAGAAAAAATGGAAAAACACTTGTTAAAAACACAATTCCCTAAAGAATGTGAAGAATTACCTTTCGACAAATTAGATGCTGAAGAACAAGCGGTTGTAACTAAATGTATTAATCATGAAGAGCTATCCGACGATGAATTTTCATTACTGAAAATGACATTGCAGAAATATCGTGAACATATCCGTAAACATAAACCATCCGAAACTGTTGAAGCATACGAAAATACTGAACAAATGATTTTAACAGAAAAAGACTGGTTAGCATTAGTGAACGATAAATCCGCAAGAATGTTAAAAGTGAATGTACCATTAAACGGAAAATGGTATCCTATGGAATTTGAAATACTTCCATTGGACGATAGTAGTGTTGTTCCTGCATTACAAACTCATGTTGATTTATTCAAGGATTATAATAGGGACGAATTGCAGGCATGGACTAAGTCACAACAAGGACATGAGATAAGTCCTGAAGAACAACAAATCGTGGACAAAATCACAAAAGAAATTGAAGATAAACAAAGTGAAAATAGAATTTCTTCAATGAACACATTCCTCGCAGCTCAATTAAGATTACCTAACTCCAGTTCCGATGTGGAAGTTAGAAAAGAATTCTGGGTTAATTTCCCATTCATTGTTAAATCAGCTATCATGTTCAAGGTTGAAGATAGACTTGGTTTAACAGATCAACAAGATGAAAAATTATTTCCAACTAGCTAATTCTTTCTATGGAGAGGTTTATTTCAGAGTGTCCAAACATTTGAACATTCCTGTTTCGGAAGTGATACAGAAAAAATTCACATGGGACATTAAATTTTTAATTATGAAGTATTCCCAACAAATTAGAGCGGAAGTTAAGCATGCAGAAGAGATTAAGGAGAAAACAAGTGAATTTAACTAAAAATTAAATATTATTTTTTTTATAATTATTTGGGAGATTGAATTTATGCCTTCAGTATCAGATATTTTAATCAGAATCCGTGGACAAGACAATACTGGCGGTGCATTCAGTAGTGTGGAGCAGAAAGCCAGTAGTATGAAAAGCATGGTTAGTAGTGCTGTAGGAATGGCTGCAGGGATGATTGGATACGACCTTGTGAACAGTTTAGTTGAAGCTGGCGGAGCAGCAATAAATTCAAGTCAACAATTGGATTATTTCGGTGGCCGTTTAAATCTCTCTGCTAAAGAAACTGAAACTTTCAGAAGTCAAATTAATGATCTTCAAAAAGATTTCCGTAAAGTTGACATGACTGCAGTAGGAGCAACCGCAGAATCTATTGCAGTTAAATTGGGTTTGCCAAAGTCTGAACTTGCAGATTTAACTAAAATGACTGCTACACTTTCATCAACATTTGTTGGTGAAGGCCGTACTCAAGAAGATGCTATCCTTGCAGTTAGTGATGCATTAGATGGGCAATTCAAAAGACTTCAGGAAATTGGTATTACTCAAGATACTCTGAAGAAGAATGGTTGGAGCGGTGACCTCAATGACCAAAAAGGATTGATAGATGCGTTGAATAAATCCTTGAATGAAATGGGGTATGAACAAACTGCAAAAGACATTACCAATTTAGATGATGCATGGTCAGCATTAACTGTTGCAGGTGGACGATTATTAGCAGATGTTGTCATACCTTTAACTCCTGCTTTCCTTGGATTGACTAATGCAATTATTGGAGCTATTGATTTTGTTAAAGATAATGGTTGGGCTCAAGGAGCATTACTCATAGGTGGTCTTGCAGTTGGATTCGGTTTATTTGCAGGTGCTTTATCGGTTGCAGCTGCAGCTGAAGGTGGATTAATGGCATTAATGCCTGGTTTCATCACAAGCTTATATGGTGCTGCAAGTGGTTTCATGGCCATAACAGTTGCAGGAGCTCCATTATGGGCAATAGTTGCAGCAGTAGCAGCAATCGCAGTTGCAGTATATGAAGTGGGAATCTACTTCGGATGGTGGACAGATGTATCCTCTATGTTAGCTGCTATAAGTGCCGGTGTGCAAAGGTTATGGAGCGCATTCATAAACAACCCTCATGTTAAAGCTGCTATCAAAGCAGTTCAAGATGCATTGAATCAATTATGGCAATTCATGCAACCAGTATTCTCATGGATTACTGAAGCATGGACTAATTTATTCGGAGATAGTGGAAGTAACCCTGATATTGTAAGAGGCATAATCGATGCATTCGGAACATTAGGAGATATTGCATCTCAAGTGTTTGGTACAATAAGCAATGTCGCAGGTCAAGTGTTCACAGCATTATCTCCAATCGCAACAACAATTGGTAGAATCATAACTGTTATCTCAAGATTGTTTAGTGGTGAAATCTCATTTGAACAGGCCGTAATGGGAATCATAACCAACTTTGGAATATTATCAACTCAAATAGGTAGGCTTGCAGCAAGAGCAGGTCAATTATTATTACAAGGAATAACTAATGCTGCAAGAAGAATTGCTCCAATGGTTTGGCAATTCTTACAACAAACTTCAATGAGAATATTATCCTTCGGTATTACCGCAGCTATGTATGCGGTTCAAGCCGGTTTAAGAATATTCAACGGTATCATTAATCATATTCGACAAATACCTGGAAGAGTAGGTGCTTTCATGCGCCAAATTCCAGGTCGAATTTCAAGTGCTGCTGGTGCTGCTGCTGCAGCCGCAGCAAGTCTTGCTAATCAAGCCAAACAAGCAGTAATTAATGGTATTATGGGTTTGGCAGATTCAGTATATAATGAATTTATTAAAATTGGGGATAGAATCAGAGATTCTGTAAGTAGTGCAGTATCTGCTGCAACCAATTTCGGTAATGATATTAAAAATGCAGTATTAGGTGCTCTTGGTATTGCTTCACCTGGTATTATTCAACGTAAATTAGCTATTGAGTTTGCAGATATTCCTGGCCGTATTGGTGAGTCAAGTGAATATGTATACAATGCTGCAAAAGACTACGCAGGTAACATTCTTAAAGGTTTCAATGCACCTCAAATGAAAATGAGCACACTTGGTGTTGTCCGTGAAAACGGAGAATATAGTGTTAATGGTATGCGTAATGGTAATGTTACTATTGTGCATGTTCATGAAGGTGCTGTTCCTGTTGATGCACGTAATATGACTAAACAAGAAGCTCAAGGTGTTGTGACTTTAGCATTAGAATCGTTGAAAGACCCTGAAGGTACAGGAGGTGCTTAAGTATGGTGGAATCAGCAGATGTGATGTATAGTAAAGAGGGTATTCCTACTGATGGTTGTAACTTGGAAATTATGGGTTATCCGTTCTATGCAGATAATGTCAGTCCTAATGAGGCTTATCGCAGACGTGAATATAACTTTAGTGCCGTTGTTGGTGGAACTCAAGATGTTACTCCTGGTGCTTATGTGGGATTGGACTTCACAGTTACTACTCATGTTTTCATTGATCCGGATAGGCCGGATGAATGGAATAGTATATTTCAGGAAATGATGAGTAAACCTGTAGAGGTTGTTTCACCTGACCTTGGAGGTAGGTTTAAGGCGATTGTTGTTATTAAACCGGAAAGGGATAAACTGAACACTTTAAAGTTAACTATTAGTGTTAAAGAGGTTCCGGATAGTAAAAGTTTGATTCCTGGTGAAGAGTTTTCTGTTCCTAAAACTCGTAAAGTCCAATCAAAGAAAACTAAGACCACTACTAAAAAGACTAATACTAAAAAACAATCCAGTACCATTACAAAACTAATGAAATCTGCTTCAAAGAATGCTGGTTTTAAAAATAAAACTATTACAAAGAAAAGTAAAAGTAAAGGGAAGTGAATATTGATGTCTGTTAAATTTTCACTTTCCAAAGCGGGTCTTGAAGTGTACACCACCGAGCCTATGGTGAAAAAAGAAGCGGGTAAAGATGTTGACTTGCAAAAATTAGCGGAGAAAGTTGCAGGGGATGCTGCATCAGAAGCTAAAGAAGATACAAAAGAAACTACTACTGCTAATGTTGACCCTTCTACTAATTTTACTTTAGAAAATGGTGAAACAAAACAAATAGATTATGTTGGGGAATTATACTCTGACAGTTATGAGATGGATTACGGTGAATTAAGCAGTAATTCAACTGTTAGTGTTCCTATTAAGTATGTTAATCTTTTTTTCAAAGGTAAAAAAGTGGCCTTGAAGAAAGCATGGCAAAATGGGCCTTTGAATTGGGAGCATATGGAAACCGCAATATTGGGTTTTGTAACTGAATTCACTTGGAACAAAAACAAAGCAGATATTAAAATATCCGGTATGGATAAATTAATGGAAACAGAACATACTTTTGAGTTCACACAAACCAAACGTTCAGAAATTGTTAAACAGATTATTGAAGCTAGCGGTTTAAAAGCAAAAGTTGATGTCACCGGCCTTGTTGATGATGTTATCGATTTCAAAACATCTTCTTCAAGTGGGGATAGTGGAAGCAGTGATACTCCAGGAATTGGAAATGCTAAAATCGATGACCTTGTCGCAAAATGGTGTAAAGGCAAAACATCAGACTTGGAGAAAGCCAAAGCAATCCACGCCGGTTTAAGAGATGAAGTAGGAATATGGTATGCATACTATTATAATTCAAAATATCATACCCCCGAGAACTGTCTTGAAAACCACAAACACCTAAATTGTGGAGATACTGCAATATTAACCACAGCTTGTATGAAATCCGGTGGATTAAACGCATACATCGTATTAAGATGTGACTCTGCACATTACTTCACAGTCATTGAAATTGGCGGAACAAAATATTATTCAGATTTAACTTGGTCTGAAGGTCAAAGAAGTCAAAGAGCATTCAATGACACTTGGGAAAACAACAAATGCGGTAACAAATATGACTTAAAATAAAAGGAGGGGAATCGTTTGTCGGATTTTTGGGTTTGCAGTGATAATATTGATGGAAAAGAAAACTCACGAATAAATGAGGTATGTCAAGCTTTAAAAAAAAATGGGCATACTGCGACTAATGGAGGTGTAGGACCTAATACTGTTCAATCACATGGTTTATCAAATGCCTCAAAAGGACAGATAGGAGTGTTTATTGTTGGAGGCTCTGATGCCGGAATGTATGTTGATTTTCGTGATGGTTTGAAACGAAGTTATTATCATTATAAGTATATGTGGGTTGTTTTTGCAAGTGAAACTGCTACTACAGATAAATGGATTACTTGTAATGGATTAGCAAATACAGCACTTGTTAGAGCTCATGATGATAATTATAGTGGTTCAAATATTGAATCTGTTGGTAAATCAGCTAAATCTTATTTTGATGCGAATAAGCAGTATATTGGATATGCCTGTGGTAAAAAAGGTTGTAGTTTTAATGATGTTATACAAAATTTCATTAAAGCAATTGGTGGGGACACATCTTCAAGTGAAAATAGTAGTAATGCTTCAGCAACAACCATTAAAGAAGCTTTAAAAAAAGCAGTTAGTGGTTGGGATGGTGATGCTGAAATCAGAGTTGAACTAGACACAGTCTATGTCAATAAGATTAAAGACCCTACCAAAACTAAACTTGTTATTAATGAGTTTGATAATGTTCAATTTGACTCTGTTACTGTAACAGACATCAATCCACAAACCACCAATAAATTAACTTGTAATTATAAAGGTTATGAGTTAACCTTGCAAGATGATCTGTTGATTAAAAGATTTGGTGTGAATGCTGAAACTATTGAAGTTGATGCATTTGTGAAAACTTATGATGATGCAGTTTCGTTCCTGCAAAGAGCATGGAATAAGATACGCAGAGATGATGGAAGACAAGTTGAATTAAAAGTCAAAGGTGACAGTAAATGGAAAACTGGCCTATGGGCAAGAGTATACTTACCCTCTTTTTATATTGACGATTACATGTATATTACCAGAATGTCTGCAGATGAAGACGGAAGCACCCCTTGGGTTACTGGTCTCACATTAGTGGATTATCCTCCTAGTTTCGGAACATTTGAAGAAGAAGAGTCAACTGAAGAAACTGAAGAAGATAGTGAAACAACATCAGATGAGGAGGCAACATAAAATGACTAATTCTCAAGATATAATTGTAACTGAAGGCCGTGCAAAAAAGGCAGTTGATAGTTTAACAACAGAATTGATGATGCCAAAGGTCAATGATAAAGTTAAAACTGCTGTTGAAAATGACAGGACAAGAACCGGAACTATCACAAAATTTTATCCTTATATTGACAGAGCAGAGGTTAAATTAGATAACACTAATGAAAAAATTCTTTGCAGAATATTACACCGGTATGGTGGAGAGTTAATTGATTTTTTCACTCCTTTAGCTGAGCGTGTAGAGTTTGATGAAAAGTTAGGTGAGAAGTATATTGTTCCACGTGTTCATCAGAATGTTCTTGTTTTAAAAATTCATGATGATGACAGTCAGGAAAATCTTGTCTTGGGATATTTCCTTAAAGATGAGGTTGTTGGGTTTAATCCGGCCAGTCCTGGAAATGCTAAACTTGCAGCAATAGGAGTAACTAATGATTATTATATTAAGTTTGGTATAGATGGATTGTCATATAAATTACCGAAGAAATCTTCAACTGAAGTGGGTTATTTTGAAGATGAAATGCAGACAATTGAGCATTACACTACAGATGAAACTTATTCTAAAGATGAAGTGGATGAGAAGATAAAAGAAGCTCAAAAAGGCAAGGATACTAATCTTGATGAGAAGATTTATACTGAATTGTTAGAGGCCAGTGAAGATTATAAGCAAATGTCTTATGAGAACAAATACTTCCTTTTCCGTGGGGATTGCTGGACTATCAACAATAATTTCGAATCTTCCGCTGCAATCACAAGTGAAAGCACAATAGATTTCAAAGTTACTGGTACATTCAGGACAAAACAAGACCTTGTTGGTATATATTGGAATTCTGAAGACTTGATTACTCATCCCTACATCAGCTATGGTAAAAGAACTGATTATAGGAATGTTGTATTAGAGTTCGATTATGAGATGGAAGGCTGTAAAGATTTCAGTTATGATGACCTTGAAAACTATCCAGTCAGCGTTACCATTGCAGGAGGCAATGGTGAAACATACTACTTTAACATGTTCAATTTCATCAGTAACGGCCATGCTACAATACCATTCAATAACCTTGTCATAAGAGCTGGTGGACAATATCGTAATGCTGCTGGAGAACTAATAACTGTTCCTGACGGCCAGACAAAGAAAGTTGATGCATCTGACATCAAGTTTATCATGCTTGTTTTGATACCTGAAAATTATGATCCAAACACCGCGCATCCAACAACATATCATATAATGGAAAATGTTGACTTCACCTGTGAGATTACTAACATTGAAGTTACTAATGGGGCTATCTGTGAAGAGCATATACCATTAGCTCCTCATAAATATCGTATCTGCGAAGGTTATGATGATTTCTACAACCTAAATCCTCATCGTGTCTGTAAAGAGATGCGAAAACTGGGTTATACTGAATGGTGTGACTTATACATTGGTGCAAGCCATTTCTATGAAAAGTCTGGTACTGTTAATGATGTGATTGATGCAAGTGCTTTCAATCATACAAGGACAGAGAAAATGGTGTTGGATAAGACTGTGCCTTTGAATAAGGCTTTCATTGCTTGGTTGGATTGTTACAGTCGAGAGTTATTAGCTAATGATTGTCCTAACCTTGTTGTATCCGTATCGATGGAGAATTTACAATGTCCACAGAGTTGGAGGCAAAAGGATTGCAACGGAAACTACGCAATAACCGGTTGGGTTCCATCCACATTCTTTTACAGTCCCTGCAATAGTGAGGTTGCTCCATATATGCAAAGTGTATCTGAAGCTTGTTTGGATATTGTTGTTGCTAACGGCATGCAACCAATACTTCAGATGGGTGAAGCTTGGTGGTGGTGGAATGAAAACGACAGACCAAACCAACCTCCTTGTTTCTATGACCTAGCAACACGAAATAAATACTATAATGAATTCGGCAAGAACATTCCTGAATACTCCACATCATGGGATGTTAATTATGATGCTGATATGATGTTCTGGTTAAACAAACAGTTATGTGAGTATAGTGACTCTTTAAGGGCTGTTGTGAAATCGGATAGGTATAGTAAAGGTTTGTATATGGCCTTGTTTTTCCCACCATCTGTTACTGATGTTGACCGTGTTCCTGCAATGATGCAAGATGCCAATTACTTGAAAGATGCATATAACCCAAACAAATTAGATGTGTTGCAGATTGAAGATTATGACTGGGTAATATGGGAAAGCCCACACCATAAAGAAGCTTACACCATCGGACAAGATTTAGGATTCCCAGAGGACCGCCTTCATTACTTCGGTGGATTTGTACAATACCCTGAAGATGCAAGGATATACTGGAGACTAATCAAACAATCCATGGATGATGCAATTGAAAAGAAATTCAAGGAAGTTTATGTCTGGGCAGGAAGCCAAGTACGAAGAGATCATAAAATGATTGGGTATGATAAATACGAATTAGTTCAAAATCTACTAAAATAAAAAAAAGGGAGATAGAATACTTATGACTTTGCCAATAGACACTAACGGATACGATTTCAAATATAACAAAACCTTGAATGAAGACGTGAAACTTGTGAGTAATGAATATGGTAAATATGATTTGGACATGGACAATGATGATTATGTTAATGTTACTGGTGTTAATTCTTTGGCGAATGCCTGCATAATCGCAATATTAACACGATACAATGAATTAAAAGACAATCCCACTTATACTGGTTTTGGTTGTCGAGTTCATGGACTTATTAAAGACAATCAAAACAAATTAACTAAATTCAAAATCGAAACATACCTAACAGAGACATTGAATACAATGAGAAGAGTTAAAACAATCAATTATTTGAAACTTGCTGAAATCCCAGAGGGATATAGTGTTGAATTTAGCATCACTAGTGTTAATGATGAAATTGTAAAACAGAAGGTAATATTATGAATTATATTGAAAAGCAATATGAAGAAATCTTTGAAGAAGCTTTGAATGACAGTCTTGAAAAAGGCTTGATTAGTCATGCTGAAGACTTCCCCACTTTCATTCAGAATCATGAGGACATCAGCAACTATTATGTGATGGATAAATCAGTAATCTCATTAATGGTTTCCAAAGTCTATACTGCAATGACTTCTGTATATGAATCTGATAAGATTGAATATGCAGAGGGTCAGGATTTAGATGATCTTGGGGATAAGTTAGGGATTTTACGACCTCAAGCTACTAGTGCAGAGGTGGAATGTGAATTCACATTAGCCAGTATTTTGGAAGAAGATGTTAATGTTCCTGCAGGAGTTATAGTTTCAACAAGTTCTGGTGTTAGGTATGAAACAATAGAACCCATCTATATTGCAACCGGATATGTTACCACTACTGTTATGGCAAGAGCAGTTACTCCTGGTTTGGATAGTAAAATTACCGCAGGTAGTTTAAATGAAGTTGTAACTCAAACATCATATTCATTATCTGTAACTAATCATAAGAACAGTACTGGTGGAAGTGAAACTTATACTGATGATGAATACAGGTATTTCTTGATGAATTGGACTAAAATTTTAATTAAAGGTTCATTGGAAGCTTATGAGTATTATTTTGCTAATGTTGATGGAGTTGATGATTATAAGGTAATTCCGAATTGGGATAAGACAGGTACTATGAAAGTAATTGTTGACCCTGGAACATCCACTCAATTGAATAGTATTTATAATGATTTGCAGAAAACTGTTTCTCAAGCTACTGAAGATATTGTGATGTTTGCACCAGTTGCTAAACCTATTGATATTTATATTAAAGTTAATGTTGATATTGACCAGATTAACCCATATAGTAGTCTTGAAAAAGAGGAGATTGAATCAAGGATTAAATCTGCTATTTTGATTTTTATTGATGGTGGTTATGTCTACGATAGTGAATCTGAAACAAAGGTTTGGTATAATGGATTAGGTATTGGTGAGGATTTCATTCCTCATAAGCTTGCTGTTTTTTTAGATGAACAAATTTCTGAAGTGAAAGATATTAATTTCTCTCTTCCTACTGAGTATATTAGTATTCTTGATGAGGAGATTGGAGTTAGTAATAATGTTGTTATTGAGATGATGTAAGATGCCTCGTAATAGTGTGAAAAGTCTTTTGGATATGTTTCCATATCTCTTTGATAAGGATAGTGCATCTAATTTTTATAAATCGCAGGATGTTACTAATAATCGTTTCAAAGATTTGTATAATGACTTGTTTAGGGTTAAGGAAAGTTTCCGTTTGAATAAAAGATTGATGATTTGGAAGGAACAGACTGTGCCTTATGTTTATACGATTAATTTTGTTACAAGTTTCCCTAATTTGAAGACTGTTAAGATTTACAAGGATGATAACCTTGTTCATAATGAAGATTTTGCCGATAATCGAACTTCTCTTTGTGAGTATCATTACTCTTATGACACTCGTAATGAGTTATTATTCACTAATCCTGATGATGAGGATAGTGATGTTGTTGTTGTTTCGGATGAAGTTCAAAGTTTATTGGATAAATTATTGTTTTGGCGTATTGATGTTGATGATCTTAATTTTGATGTTAATGTCAATGGGTGTTTCAGTCATCTGAAAAGTGTAACTTTATACAAAAATGATACTGTCATATACACTAACTCCTATGAAGATAGTGCAGATGAAACAGTTGTTGAATATTCTTACAGAAACACTATCACAAACTTGGGAGTTACTGATGAAGATGAAGAAAACAATACTCCGGATGATGTTTTCTACATTGAAGTGGAACTATGGGACATAGAAGATGTCTTAACCAAATATCTACCAGAAATCGAAGCATCATATATCACATCATCAAGATTCTTAGTCGAAGTTGAAACATATGATGAATACCATCTCTTCAAAGGATGGCCTGAAAACGACACCATCCAAGAAGACCACTACGACCATGATGAAAGTCTCGATAGTTTCGGAGCACAAAACAGAATACCAAGAAAAACTTATATTCAAATCGATACCCTTGGTGACTACTATACATCAGAACCACCATTCAACAACCAACTAACCGAAGATGATTACCATTACATGAAAAGAATGTTGGAGTATAACGTCAGATTACACAACACTCCTGCACCAGTACTGGAAATATGGAAATTATATGGTATTGATGCAGTAATGCTCAATCGTGAAAGATACATCCTAAAATGGTTTGATATCCTAAGACACCCGCACCACAAAGAGACAAGAATTGACCCTTGCAGTGGTGCGGAATATGAAACATTAGTTGTTGATGACTGGACTCCACAACCATGGGAACATAAAGATAAATGGGTTGATGGTAAAAGTGTTCTTGGAGAATACTTCTATGCAACTGCAAGCACAGTAAGACCAATCAAAAAACAACCAGTTATTTTCAATTTTAAAGTGTTGAACAGTCTTGCTGAAGATATCAGTAATGATTATACTGTTACAATATTCCTGAATGATGAACCTGTAGAATTGGATGATCCAATTTATGCTAATCAACAATGGAAATGTAATCCTGATTTATTGGATGAGGATAATCCTAATGTTTTCACTTTTGTCTGTAAAGATGGTGAGAATAATGATGTTGATAGTGTTGAAATAACAATTAATGTAAGAGGTTGTGATGATGCGGATTTCTATGTCTGCAATAGTGGTAATGATAACAATTCTGGGGCAATTGATGCTCCATTCAAGACATTGCAGAAAGCATTGAATAGTGTTAATGGTAACTTGGACTTGATTGCAATATATGGAAGCATCACTATACCTGAACCTTGCATTGTCCGTGAGAATTGTACAATAATTGGTTGTGAAACCGCAGAGATAACCAATCTCACTAATCCTCGTTTTTTCTATATTTCTCAAGATAAACAATTGACTGTGCAGGACATTACTTTTGTTAAAGGCAATTATAGTACGTTGATTGATACTCAAATATTCACTAATGAAAATCGTGTGAATGAGACTATTACGGCCATATTGGAAACTGATGAGTATGATGTTCTTATTGAAGATTTGATAGTGGACAAATTCATCAAAGACTTGACATTGGACCAGGAAACTGGTGTTTTATCTTGGAAAGAAGTGCCTACATCTGACTTTAATAAGTTATCTGATTTTGACGGTGTTGTCACTAACTTAAATTTGGAGTTGGATGATGACTTAACATTCATTGAGTATTCATCTGAAGGAGAGGATAATTTAAGACGTAATTCTCCTTATGCTCCGGTTGCAGAATTAACCGGTGCGGTTTTCAGTATTACTGATGATGAATCCTCTGTTGCAAGTGATGGTTTGATTCATGTTAGTGAATATGGGGATGAATTATATGAATATGCTGAACGTGGAGTTGATGAATTTGAAATCCAGCATATCTGCAGCGTCACACAAGTCAGCTTAACACAGACTAGTGGAGATTCATATAATCTCGTTTTAAGTCCATCAGTTCTACACCCAATAGCCGGACAAAGTATTACTTTTGAATTAAACACCGGTGAAGTTACAAGTGCCACTTATGCTGATAATACAGATTACACGATACCAGTAAACAAGAACACCAGTCGAACTGTCCGTATTGTCTTTGAACGTTTCGTAGATGATGGTGTTGCTTATCTTGGTTGTGAAAAAGTTATAAATATTGAATGGAGTTGAGATAAAGATGACTGAAACTGTTAAAAATCTAGAATTAGAAGCTTATATTCTAAGTAAAATTGCAGCTGCAATTGCTGCTGGAGGCATTATCGAAGTTACAACTGATAAAGGCACGGCAAGTGCATCGACAATGGGTAAGTTATTCATTGAAGTTAGTCCTACCAGTACAGATATTTATTATACTATTAAAGATGGGAATACTTATGACTGGAAGAGTTTGGAGACTGATATCTTTGATAACATCACTATTCCATCTGATGTTTCACAATTAACCGATAATCAGAACACCCAATTCACTCCTAAAAGTCATACTCATGGCAACTTGCAGAATGATGGTCAGGTCGGATCAACCGCTCAAGCCAATAAGAATGTGGTCACTGACAGTAACGGGAAAATTACAACTGAAAACAAAATGACTGTTGATTCCAGCTTATCAGATAGCAGTACAAATCCAGTACAGAACAAGGTTGTTAAAGGTGCATTGGATAATAAAATCTCCAGTATCTCAATTGATTCTGATTTAATTTTAACTATAGGTTATGAGTGATATTTATGAGTGATGAATTTAGTGAAGAGATCAACAAGAAATGTTTCCATAATGAACCTTTCATGACTCCTAACAATTTTGATATTTATTTCAATCCATTGGAAATTCCTTCAAATATTCCACGTGAAAGCGGGTATAATTTGGAGAGGAGATTGCAGAAACTCATGCCTTTGACAAAGATTATTCATGTGAATGTTGATTCAACAACAGTTCCTGCAGACAATCATGTGGGAGTGTTCACGGAAATGACTGTAAACGATAAAAAGGTGGTGTTCATATGAATTTAGGTATAATAGGAATTTACACAATCAGCATGCCCATTCAAACAATGTTCCTGAATGAACGGATTGAATTCACAAACAAGAATATAATCACCCAGTTTGGAGAATCATTCTTTTTGAATAGGTGGATTAATGATGCCTTTGACCCTATTGAATATATTGCCGTCGGTAATGGTAGCAACCAACCACAAAAAACCGATTTGACATTGGGCAATGAAACCAGCAGGAGAAAATGCAACTGCGAAGCAGACTTGAAAAACAAAAGATTAGTCCTAACAACTGCATTCAAAGCAAGTGAAATGCTAGGAACATCAGAGATAGGAGTATTCAATGATAAAATCATGATAAGTCATGACAGATACGAAAAGATAGACGACACATTCTTATCCGGTGCCATTGGCGAAGTTACTGTTGAATACAGATTCCAATTATCAACCGGTTCCATAAGACGTGGTTGGCAGGAATCACAACAAGGAAACAACATCTTCTACATATCCGAGAAAAATAATGTAATAGGAGTATTTGAAAACAATACCGGAAACGGATACAGAAGAGTAACAACCTTACAAGACTTACACACAATCAAAGGCGGATACTACTACGACCTTGAGTCTCAAAACTTATACATCAGACCTACTAAAGATTCTGCCCATATAAAAGACATTAACGAAGAAGAAATAGTTGTGCAGGTGAATTAAACATGTCAGAAAACTGTAAACCAGTATATAAAAACTTAAATAAAATCGCTTCCTCTGGTGAGCAAAAATATGCCGTTACACAATGGGCTGACCAGAACTGCGAAAATGATGAATACTTGAAACAGGAAGTTGAAAGACTGGACTATCGTATAAACCCATATGTCCGCAAAAGATTCAATCCAATACTTGTTGATGATGAGAAAAGTTATGGGCATCAAATCAATGGTTTGGATGGGACAGTTAACTTTAACAGCGATACTGAACTGATGATCCCAATTGATTTTACAGATGAATCATTACTTGATATGAGCATAAGCGATTGTGTTATTGAATCCTACTCCACCGTCAGCAATGGAATAGTTAGTATACATAAACGTGCAGTTCTACCAAAACATGAACTGGTAACTGAAGATTTCAACACTAAAAACATGTCCGCCAACGGAAATGTAAACACATTCTGGTATGTGGGATACAATAAAACAAAACCATATGTCTTATATCCGGAATGGATGAAAAACGAAAAAGCCAATAATATTCCATCTATTGTAAGAGCTCAAACTTTCAAAGCATTATCCTCCGGTGTGTTGGAATCAGTTTCATTAAAACTGGAAACCAACGGCAGCAAATGGGTAGGATGGGGAAGTCCATTATATGTTCAAATATGGCCTACAGTAGCTAAAGAAGTTGCAGTAACCACATGGAACAAGAAAACAAAATCATCTGAATATGTTTATGATGCTGCACCTGCCGGTACTACAAAACAAAGATATAAGAAAATCACTTCTGGTAAAAACAAAGGAAAATATGTTAAAAACAAAAATGGAGCATATGTCCGCAGAACTGAAACAATCTATTATCCTGCAACAAAAGTCAACAGTTCAGGTTCCGCAAGTATTTACCATCCATTGGCAGAAGCTAAATTCGACCCTAAATATGCAACTCCTGGATTCCATAGTTTCGTCTTTGACAATCCATGTAACGTAACCGCAAATGAACATTATGCAATTGTAATCTTATGTCCATTGGCTCATTGGGAGCAAGCGCCACGTATTGGTGGTTGGGGTCGTAACTGCAGTCACAGATACAACAACGGTGACGCATTCCTATCAGAGAATAACGGTAGATCATTCACCCGTTATGGTAAAAATGACCCTGATAAAATTGAATATAAACTCGGTAAATACACTCCACAAGACTTTGCTTTTGAATGTAAAATCGTAGCTCATAGTGAAGAGTATGTTCCATTCGATAGTGAAGAAGAGGATTATAATTACTTATATTTCAAACCTATTTTCACAAATCCAATAACTGGAATTGACATTAGTGCAAGATGTAGTGGATGGGATGACACCGACCATGCCGAAGGTAAATTCCTAGAATTTGAATACTCCACAACAGGTAACAGGAATAAACCTGAAGACTGGCATACCATTGGTACTGAAAGAGCAGCCATAACCGGCAAACCAACAATATTGTTTGTAAGGGCAAAGATGTGGCAAACATCCACAAATAACGCTTTAACTCCATCTATACAGGAAGTCAACATTAAAGTTTACTGCACACTACCAACAAGCATGTATGTAAGGACAAAAGTTTACAATCCTAAAATCACTCCAATGCTAGGTGCTGCAGTTTGGGGAAAAGCCAATGCACCATTCACAGTTGAATCAACGGAGATAGATTGCAGCGCCGAAATCATACAGGACAAAGTTGTCAAGGAACACTTTGAAGTCATTAATGTCTCTGGAGTATCAGACTTCACCTACTTGTTAAGTGAAACACATCAAACCAACTTTGCAAACAAAACCGATGATGACGCCAGATGCACATATCTCGTTGATAACCCAGATATCCTTGAAACATTCAAGAAATCCAATGTCTATGTCAAACCATACCTCTATACTGATGAAACCACAATGGAATATCTCAGTTTTGATGGAGGATTAGATGAAGATGAAAATCAAATCATAGCAGGATTCCAATTCAGCAACATACCTGCCTATCCAATACTTGAATGCCAACTCGTACCAAACGGAGAAGGATACTATCAATCTTATGGAGAATGGTATGACTACAAAGTTGATTACGACAATGACTTAATAATCTTTGATGAAACAGTCCTCGATAACATGGTGCCAGGTAAATTAAGTGTAAGCTATAATCCAGTATTCATACAAGGATTAACCAACGAAGAAATGCCTGTAATCCTCGACTACTTCGAAGAAACAATCCAAGTAACACAAGACATACTTGAAGACAAATACATAGTTCTAAGAGCATCAGCTGTTGATCCAATACGTCACATCTACCTCAACAAAGATGGTGACAATGAAAAAGAATTAGTTGAAGACGTTGATTTCACAGTCGACTACCTAACCAAGACAGTAAAATTCAACCTATTAAACATTGAAACCGATTCAACAAGCTTAAACTTGAACGATATCATAACTGTCGTGTACACTCCAAACATCGAAGAAACCGGTTTAGCAATTGGATATTATGCGAAAAGAAAAGAATCCGCATTAAACAAACAATGCAGCATTCTTCCAAACTACTTAGAATACAAGGTGTGATAATTTATGGTGGATTATAAGACAAGAATTTTCTATGAAACAGAAACAGGAATGATGGGTGCTGAAGTAAAATTATACAGCGAAGAAGGAGAAAACATCGACAATATTGTCATCACAAGTGAATCCAAATTAAAAGAAATCGCTGAAAAAGTACTGGAAATGGATGACACCTACATCGACAGAGAAGAACTAACCACAATCCTATTGAATGCAAGTGAAACATTAACAATCAATGCAACAAGATTCCAAGGTTATGTTCCAGCAGATTTTGCACGTGCATTACACAGTCACAGTGAATATGCACAAATCAATCACGCCACTCCACAAGATGTATACGGCAAAGGAACACCTGCTAATTATGGACATAACAAACTCATTAATAACTTAACAAGCAGCAATTACATTGATGGTGAAGCATTAGCAGCTTATCAAGGAAAAGTCTTATCCGACAAGATTGACGAAGCAGTAACTAACATCTGCAAATGGGAAAAAATCACATTATCAGGTCATAATAATGTAGCAAATTATTGTAATTTATATGTCAATCAAGCATTAAGATTAGCAAGAGTCACATATAGTCGTACTTCTGTTAAAAAAGGAGTGGCTTCCAGTAAAGACAGTAAAAACAAGGATAACAATCCAAGCCCATACTGGATTGTAGGTGCAGCAACCAACGGGTCAATATATCTTCACACAGCCGGAGCAATACCGGAAGCATACCAACCAAATGGACGTGTGGGCCAACCATTCTACAGGGGAGATTTCGTATTTCGTGTGGAAACCGACGGGAGCATCTGTGTACATAACATAAGCGGTAAAGGAAACAAAGACACTGGTATTAACATTCGCCAGAACATATTATACCACTACTAAAAATTAGAGGAGGATTTTTCATGCCTAATATAGAACAACATAATTTAAGACAAATGATTAATAATCATTTCTTTGATAGGGATCAGACAAAAGAAATACTTGAAAACTTTGTGACTGTGGATAATAATAGTGTACTGCATGTGGGTTTACCTGAACCAGCAAATGTTGCTTTAACCACTCCGAATAATGCGATTACAACTGCTGATGTGGGTACTTTGAAAGCCAAAGTAACAGACAGTAACAGTAATAATTGTTATGGTGTACCCGTAGATTTCGTGAACCGCAAAACACGTGAAGTCATAGGTCAAGGAATAACTGACCTAAACGGAGAAGCATACTATAACTTCAGATTGGAAGATTCCGATATCTTCAGCGTTCAAGCAAAATTATCACAAGATTATCTCTTCCATGATGGGGCTATTCTTAATAATACTGCTACATGGGGTAATTCAGGCAATATCGTACAGGAAATCTACCATGACTACACATTGATCTATAAAGATGATGACAGTCTTGATAGCTTACTTTATAGTCCAGTTTTATCAGGTTATACTGAAATCAGTTTCAAAGCCAAACTTGTAGACGCAGCAGCAAGCGATAGTTTCTGTGGCCTCATAGAAACCAACAGTTCAGGTACTGTGACTGGTACATTGAATGGAATAACCTTATCACAATTAGGATTAACAGATGCAAGCAATGGTCAATGGTACAAATTCTACATTAACGTATTAGGTACTGATGTTTTCATCAAAGCAGTTAATTTGGATACTAAAGCTGTCAGTACAGCAAGTGTTACATTATCCGCTGCAATGAGTTATTTCAGTTTCTGCTTTGTATTAACCGGAGACTTAACCACCACTTACTTTAGTGATGTGAAAATCAATAAGTGCAGTGATGATTTGACTATGTTTGTAAAAGAGAAACGGAACTTATGCGGAGTCAACCTTTGGAGCGGAACAGATTATCTTGGAATTGTTTCAGCTGAAAAAGATGATAATATCCAATTCTCATGCTCAAAAGGATTTACCAACGTTGTTTCATCAAATGAATGGTCTTCAAATTTTGAGAAAAGCATAAAATCAGACCTATCCGCAGGTGACTATACCGTATTTTTCAAATACAATTTAGACCGGACAAAGTCATATACTGGAAGTGTTGATGTAACATCACAATGTCATGGAATACTATACCTCATAGCAAGAGACCAACCAAACAGTACCAACACTATTATGAAATCAGCAAGTTTCGCACCATCAACAACAACACAAACAATAACTGCAAGAATAACAAGTGATGAATTCACAGGATCTGAAACACAACTACAACTCAGAATTGCAAATAATACTAGTGGAATTATCTATACTGATAATTGGAAATTACTCTATGAATAATCTCCAATTATCTGTGAAAATAACATCTCCTGTAGTTAGATTACCACATTCCACTCTATACCATATATTTGTTGCATTAGATGGAATTGTTGCAGATAATGTAGTAGTAGATGCTCCAGAGGGAACTATTACTGAAGATGCAGTTATCCAAGTAGTTGTATAATAATATATGACTAATTTCACAGAATCAGGAGCATATAAATCTACTCTCCAATTTACTTTTTTACCAATACATTCTGAATTTCTAAAACTAAAATATTTCTCAGAATTATTTGTTAATGTTAATTTTACACATTTATCTCCATTAGTTGCATGTTCTATTGATATTTCAGAAGTAAAATATCCCCATGTTGTTAAGACAGGTTTTACTCCTGTATCTCCCATAGTCCAATAGTTAAAATCTAATAAATTGTTCTTATCTTTTACAAATTAGATAGAATAAAATATAAAATTCTTATACTTTATATTAGTACATTTTGTGTTATCTGTAATTATACTGAATTTATTAATGCTCCCAGTAAATGTCTTTGCTCTGTTGGTTAATGTTACTCCATCTACTGTTGGAGTAATTGTATTTCCATTTCTCTCTAATTTAATATGATACCAATTTCCACTAATTAATCCTAACTCATTTAACATATCCCAACTTGTTTTACCAGTACTACCATCATAATATCTAATTGAACTAAAACTGGTAGAATAATTATAGTTAATATCAAATTCCATTATGAAATCATTATCATCTGATATTGTCTTGTCTACCCTTTCCCAATCACTATCGGGGGTTAATGTGGTAAAATCATCTCCACGATTGATTTCACTTGCAGAATAAGTTACATTATCCCAAACATTATAATTTGATGATCTACCAATATCCCAGAAAATATAATTTTTATTCTTATCTTTTACAAACCTAATCGTTAATCATGATAAATTACCATATTTTTAACTTTAGATGAAGAAGAAGTATTTGTTCTTGTAAAATTAACACGCAATTTATCTGTGAAATTTGTATCCTTATTTATAACCATTACATTATCAACAACAACACTATACTTATTTTGAAGTATAGTAACATTTACATGATGATATTTTGTATCAGAAATACCATATTGTGTTAAACTATCCACCATTGTTTGATTTGCAGCTCCATCTTTTTGATATACTCTAAATCTAAAATTAGATGGATTAATAATATTTGCTATATCATATTCAATTTTAAATGGTACTTCAAAATCATAATAATCATTATCGGTAGATAAAAAATAATTTTTAGTTGTAATTACGGTTTCAGGTAGATCATATAACAGGTATGTTTTGTCTTTATCTTTTACTGAATTTCATACACTATAAAATTTTTATATTTCATATTTGAAATTGAACCATTATTTAAAGCAATCATAAACGTATCAAATGTATCGTTTGGAGTTTTATATTGCTTTTCAACTCCATCTACAAATGGAGTAATCTTACTTGATGTAGCAACAAATTTTATATGATACCATACATCAGTAGACATACTTAATCCATTTGAATCAAAATCTGCATTAATACTAGCCCATCTATTCTTTCTAAATCTAAAAATAGGATTATTGGCAGTAAATGAAGTATTCACATCAAATTCTATACAAACATTCATTGATATAATTTTATCCTGTTCATTGAAACTATCTTGTGGAGTTAGAATCGTATAATCGTTTCCACGATTGAGCTTACCATCAGTAAAATCCGAATTAGTCCAGGGGGCATAATTTGTAGATGTTCCAATATCATAAAAAGTATAAGTTAAAGTTTTATCTTTTACGGAGTATAAATTAAGAAATTCTTATAAGTAATGCTTTCATTGTAAGCATTGAATATAAATCCGAACCTTACATTTGTTCCATTCATTGTTTTTGTTGCATATGGAGTTGTAGCATTATCTTTGTACATTTTACAGTCTGTTCCATCAAGTACAATCTTATAATGTCCAGTTTGTGTTGCTCCTTGATTATCCAAGTGATTATTTAAATTATCTAAAACATCAAAGACAACACTTCCAGTTATCGCAGTAATCTCAAATTCTATAACATTTCCAGTCGGAATAGTATATTTAGTTCCCACCGTTGTTGTAGAAATTGCATTGGAGTTATAATAGAAATATCTCCAAGTTGTACTGTTATCTATTTTTGTAACTGTTCTTCCATTTCTATCATATGAAACAGAAGTGTTTGTAATGTCTATATACCAACTTGACTCCTTTGTGTTATCCTCTGCTAAATCATACCATAATAAATTCCAACCATGATAACTTCTATCTTTTACTGTCTTATATTCCATATATCATAAAATTTTTAAAGTATGTTTTAAGATTTGTAGCGCCCTCACTTGAACAATGTATGCAGAATTTATCATAATCATTTGTATAATTTTTAGGTGTTTGTGCTACTCCATCAACATAAACATACATTTTGTCTTTTAACTCAATTTTAAAATGATACCAAGTATTTGCAGAAAGATTAAACTCTGATAATACAAATGACCCTTGTACTGTTGTTACTTTTCTCCAAGTAATCAATCCTTTGTTTGTTGCTTGTGTAGTCATTACATCAATCTCAAAACAGATATTATCGCCAGATACAGACTTGTAATATGTTGCTAATGATTGTCCAGTATCAACTTCGATTGTACTGTATTCTGAACCACGGGTCAATATAGCAGACCAAGTGTTAGTCCAATTATTGTAATTTGTAGTTGTTCCAACATCATAAAAGATATAATTTAAATCTTTATCTTTTACTGATTAGAGTATACAATTAAATTTTTTAGTTTAAGGTAACCATCATTTCTAACATAAAATCCTAATTTAAAATTAGTTAATGCAGATTGCTCTTGTATTCCAGTTGATATAATAGAACCATCCATATAAGGGGTTATGTGCTCCCCATCATATATGAGTTTAACATGAGTATCTGTGTTAAGTTTAAACTCTCCAAAAGTCCATCTGTGTATTCCATCAGTATGCAAATCAATACCTACATTTGACCTATTGGAAGCATCTAAATAATCAAATTCTAATGTTATTGGATAATTGAAGGAGTCCCCATTTTTGAAATAAGCATATCCTACTGAAGTATCATTTGTGAATTTAACTCCATTATCAACTGATTTAATTATGTTGCTTAATGAATAGTTATCGTTGTGATTACTAGTTACTCCAATATCATAAAATAGATAATTGATATCTTTATCTTTTACATATTTAAATTAGAATAAACTATAAAATTTCTGAATTTAAAAACAGATGGATATTTCCCCCTGAAACCAATAGCATATGTTGTTTCGCTAAAAGTAACAGTATCATGTTTAACTGGATTAACTGCATTACCAATATACCAATCTACATAATCATTTTCTACAACAATTTTAATATGATCTCCAGCAACAACCCCTAACTCATTTAAATAAAATGTAGATGTTTTTGTTGTTCCATTTGTTAATTGGGGTCTTATACTATTTGCGCTTGTTACTGACACAACATCAAATTCAACACATAATTTTCCCTGATAACAAGTTTGTCCGGATGTAGATGATGTTCCAAGATAACAATTGTATAAATTACTGTTATTTCCTGTTAAAACTGTTCCAGTAGATGTTAGTTCACTTGTAATCCTATCATCTTTACCAGTCCAATAACCTGCATTATTGTTGGATAATACTCCTATATCATAAGATAAATAATTCAAATCTTTATCTTTTACTGACTTTGATATATTTGAAAATTAGTAAATTTAGCAAATTGGAAATTTTGATAAGCATATAACATAAAAGTAAATGTACTTACTGTGTTGTCGAAAGTGCTTAAATCATACACTTGTCCATCATCTAATTGTCTTGTGATTTTTCCATTATTTATAATGAATTTCCAATGTCCTATGTCTTGATATTGGTCTGAACTATTCCAAGTGTAATAATGGTCTGAACCATCGTTGAAATTAATTCTAAAGTTCCCACTTAATGCCAATAAGTCAAATTCAATACATAAATCATCAGTAAATGGTATATTGGTTGAATTGTTTAATTTTAATGATATGCTATTCCATTGGTTTCCAGTTAATTCTGTTCCATCGGATTGACGAGAAATCATATTGTTATTATCTTGCCAAATATCACTATAATTTGATGTAACTCCAATATCATATGCAATATAGTTAATATTCTTATCTTTTACTGAGATATTACACTTAAATCATCTAAGTATACTGATTCTAAAGAAGAGTGTACTGATATTCTCATTCCAATTATATTATTGTCTGTAACAGATATAGATATATTTTGCACAGTATTGGATTTAGAATAACCTACAGAAATTGATTCATTTGCCCCTACAAATAATGAAACCTGCCCATTAGTATTTGGAGCATAAAGTTTGAGAGTAACTAAATAATTCCCTGTAGGAATTGATTGAAACCATTCAGTTGTATAATCATCATATTGGTCCCTTGTTCGAGTTAATTTTAAGCTTCGTTCACCATTAACACTCCATTCAGTTGAAGACGTAGGATGTTTTGTGAAACCAGTTATATTTTTAAGATAATCAGTACCGCTCCAAAGATTATAATCTAATAAATTAGATTTATCTTTTACATAAATTAGTTAAAACCCCTATGAAACACTCTTAAATAGAATAAACAATAAGTTTTTCCATAACTTCTCCATTTATGGTTACATTTTTTAGAGTAGAACAAATAATATTCATATTTGAAATACTATATGAAGATCCCCCAACTGTTAAAATAACATTTGTACCTTTACGAGTTACGGTTATCTTTGTATCAACATTCATACTAATTGCTTTCCCATAAAAAGTACCCCCAGTAAAGTTTAATCCACAATTTGCATTACCATATATATCACCAATTTGCAGGTTATTTAAAGGATCACCAATGTTGATGTATGCAGTATCACTATTTGCAGTAGGATGGATTATAAATTCTAAATAAAAATCTGTATTATTCAAATCAATGTTATATGTTTTGGAGGATATTAATTCACTTTCATAACAGAAGTAGTTAATATCTTTATCTTTTACAAAATAGTGCAAATTAAATTATCTACATAAACACTACCGTCAATTACTTGAATATTGAAATAAACTTTTTCCGCAGAAACATCAAAGACTGAAGATAACTCAACTAATCCAAATAAAGTGTTTTTAGCAAAAACAGATGTTATTGTTTTTACTGGAGTAGTATCATTCATAAGAAGAAGATACACATTACAGTACGCATATGGAGTGTAGATCAT